GCGCTACGGCTCCTATAATTGGATCGGGCGATATTGGTTACGAGGTTGGAACATCGAGTTCTGGCGCACAGATTGTCGCGGCAGTCACGGATCAGATCTTGGATGGTGGCACGACTGTTGTAGTTGGCAACGTGACGTTGCCTTCTCTGGTTACACAGACTGAAAGTACAACAACGGCTCCCGCCTCCGTGCAGTATACTTCCGCAGAAAGAACGATTTACTGCAATATCACCAATACAGTAAACGCTACCACAGCGGGTTCGTTCACCTTTATTATTGAATATGTGCAGATTGCATAGAGGAATTGGGGTTAGCTCTCTTTTTCTTTTAAAAGGAGGTTTCTATGGCCGATGCTGTAACCACCACCTCGGTAGTTGACGGACCTCGGACAGCGGTAATTTACTGCACCAATACCAGCGACAGTACGGGTGAATCGGCAGTTACTAAAGTAGATGTGTCGGCCCTTTCGGAATCACCGGAAGGTACTGCGTGCACCGGAGTTCGTCTTCAGAAAATCTCCTTTACGAATGTTGGGATGGGCGTCAAGGTTCTTTGGGATGCCACCACCAATGTTATCGCGGCAGAACTTCCGGCTGACTACTCCGATACGCTGGACTACTCCGATATCGGCGGTATCCCTAACGTATCTAGTTCCGGCAAGACCGGCGATATAAAGTTTACGACTGTGGGTCATAGCAGTGGGGATACTTATTCGATAGTTCTTTACTGCTTAAAAGAGTACTGATGGTGTAGCTCATGGAGGGGCTGGATCGAAAGAACGAGATTCAAATCATTGAGATCCGAGGAGAACTCAAACTTTTGGTCCAGCAACTGCAAACCTTAAAAAACAACGACCTGTACCATCTTCAGAAATCGGTTGAAGGTATTCAAAAGGTTCTGTGGGCCGTAGGTTTCCTGGTTCTTGGTCAGTTGGGGATTGCCATAAGGGCCGCTCTTTGGGGCTAACATGAAGGGTTTCAAATATTATGGCGGTCTCTGGGTCTAAGGACTTTGAACTTAATGTAGCGGAATATATAGAGGAAGCTTTCGAGCGTTGTGGCTTAGAGCTTCGCACCGGATATGACGCCAGAACGGCCCGCAGATCTCTAAACCTGTTATTCGCGGATTGGGCCAACCGGGGCCTTAATCGATGGACCATCAACCAGGTTACCCAGACCGTTGCTGATGGAATCGCAGAATATCCTGTAGGAACCATCACTCTTTCTGTTAGTGATAGCGACAGTTTTACTATAGCGGAGACAATCACAGGGGGGAGTAGCACGGCCACGGCTTCTCTTATAACGAAGCCAGACTCTACCTCCATGACAATAACGGTCCCTTCTGGGACCTTCACATCTGGCGAGACTATAACAGGGTCCTCCAGCTCCGCCACGACAACCACTACATCTACGGCATCGTTAGAGGACACTCAATCCACGGTCGATATTCTCTCCGGGGTCTTACGCAGAAGTGGCTCAGACGTGGCAATGCCGAGAATTAGTCGGGATGATTATCTGAACATCGCCACGAAATCCACATCCGGGCGTCCCACCCAGTTTTACGTAGACCGCCTTATCACCCCTACGGTCAAAGTGTGGCCTACCCCCGAAAACAGCACAGATCAGTTTATCTATGATCGCTTGGTTCGTATTGACGATGCCGATGCCTCGGTGAACACCGTCGAAGTACCGTTCAGGTTTTACCCCTGCCTAGCCGCAGGGCTAGCCTACTATCTCGCCTTGAAGAGGGCACCAGAGAGGGTCCAGCTCTTGAAGGCTTTGTACGAAGAGGAGTTCTTACGGGCAGCCGAAGAAGATCGAGATAAGGTGAATCTTACTTTGGTGCCCACCTATAGTTCTCTAAGCGCGGTTTCGTGATGGCGCGCTTCGCTTCTGAAAAACATGCTCTTGGGATCTCGGATCGATCCGGTGTGGCTTATAAACTTAGAGACATGCGCAAAGAGTGGACTGGAATGCTGGTGGGGAAAGATGAATGGGAAAGCAAGCAGCCGCAGTTGATCCCCGCAAAAGCCACTGCGGATCCCCAGGCCCTCCGCAACCCACGTCCAGATAGAACAGAACCAGCAGTTACCGTTCTGCTGCCCTTTAGCCCCTTTCTTTCTGGAAGCGGCGGATCGGCTGTTATAACTGTGATAGAACCCGGTCACGGGCGGAGCACCGGGGATACCGTGCGGTTTCGTTCTCCGGAAGCCTTTGATGGGTTTACCGCTGCGGCTATTGGAGATTCCGGTGGATTTTCCATTACAAAAGTAGATGCCGACCGCTATTCGTTCACGTCTGGTAGTGGAACAGCGACAATGGGTAATACCAGGGGTGGCGGCGGAAGTGTTTCGGCAGGCCCCGTAACAGTGAGCGCATGACATGGCTTTTACTTTTACCACCCTCAAGACCGCCATACAGGATTACACGGAGAATACGGAAAGTACCTTCGTAAGTCAGTTAAGCCGGTTTATTCTGAATGCTGAAGAACGTGTTCTGAAAGAATGCGAGTTAGATGATTTTCGTAAAAATGTTACGGGATCGGCCACACAATCCACAAAGTTCCTTACGAAACCCACAGATTTCTTGTCGCCTTTTTCCCTGAGTGTAATCAACAATTCCGCCAATGAGTTCTTGAAATTTAAACACATAACCTTTGTGCAGGATTATACGCCGGATCCCTCTACCACCGGGACACCCAAATATTACAGCGATTGGGATGAAAANAGCTTTNTTTTGGCCCCCACNCCAGATGACGATTANACAATGGAGCTACACTATTTCTANCGGCCTCAGTCNATTACGGCGGCTTCTGATGGAACCAGTTGGCTTGGCACAAACGCGGAGTTATGTCTTCTATATGGTAGCCTTGTGGAGGCCTATACTTTTATGAAGGGTGAGGCGGATCTCCTTCAACTATATAACGCTCGGTTCATGGAATCTCTGCAATGGCTTAAAAATTTGGGAGAGGGGAAACAAACTAGGGATCAATATAGGTATGATACTCTTCGTAGAGATTTACAGTGATGGTTGAAAGTTTAAAAGATGCAGAAGTAGCCATTGTCGGCCTTGGCGGCACACAGGGAGTATTTACTTCGTCCGTCGCCAACGGTAAGAGCTACGATGAGGTATGGGCCATCAACTCGATGATGGTCCCCATCAAGCATGACCGCGGTTTTATGATGGACCCGGCATCTCGGTTTCTCGATACGGAAGACGCGGGGCCGCAGACGGAGGCCATGCGACGGGCGCTAGGAGAGCATCCAGGCCCGATATACACTTGCACATTAGACAAAAGAGTTCCCGGGGCCGCGCTCTATCCGCTTGAGAAGGTGGTCAAGGATACGGGACTCTGCTATTTCAACAATACAGTACCTTATGCAATAGCTTTTGCGATTTATCATAAAGTCGCTAAGATTTACCTTTACGGTATAGATTACTCCTATAACTCCAATCTCTTAATGGCAGAAGCGGGTAGAGCTTGCGCGGAGTTTTGGCTTTCGGCGGCTATATCGCGGGGGATAAATGTCGAAGTCGCGTATAATTCAACGCTATTGGACACAAATGTGCCCGAGGCAGAGAAGTTATACGGCTACCACAGGCTGGCCGATCCTCTTGTGATGTCTGCGGAAGCCGGTAGCTTAACCGTCTCCAAGCAATCGGAGGCCGCTCCTCCCGAGCCTTCAGATGCTGAGCCCGTGCTGTATGGCCGACACGACAAGGTAGTTAGTTTACGGGAGGCGGGAAATGTTTAAGGTCGAAGCGTCCCTTTCCCCAGGGGTAGTAGAGGTATTCACAACCAATAACAGGGGCTTTTCTGTGGATGAGGCGGCTCAAAGAGCCGTGGATAAGATCCTGTACATAGCGGAAGATGCCCCTGAACCGCTTCGAGAACAGGCACGGGCCTTTAAAAATACAGTGCATGGAGTTATAGTCTCTTATATGCAATTTGCGATAGACCAGGATCGAGCTACTGTTGCGGCCAAGCTACGGGAAGCCGGTTTCCTTGAACTGGCTAATAACTTGAGGAGCCTTTAAAATGGCAATTACAACGGCAATGTGCACTTCCTTCAAGAAGGAGCTTCTTGAAGCCGTGCATAACTTCTTACTTTCTGGCGGGGACACCTTCAAACTGGCCCTGTACGCTATTAGTAGTGGTGGCAAGTCCTCTACTACGGCCACGTTGGGTGCGGCCACTACGGCGCTGACCACCACTGGAGAGGTTGCCTCTAGCGGCAGCTACACTACTGGTGGCGGAAGTTTGACACGGATAGATCCAACTAGTAGCGGCACGACGGGCTTT